GATGCATTTCTTCAAGGTTGCTCTCTCTAGCGTCAAAATTCCGCACTTAGGTGGCATAATATGGTTTTGCAAGTCCCCCACACCAGATCTGATGATCGACGCCTTTGATAACCTAATCAATCTCAAACATAGGTTTTTCTTAGTGCTGTTCTCTGACGACGCGGTGATTTCTTACCGAGACCATGGCGGATCAGTGATCACGGCGAACTTGGATATCAGCTCTTGCGACGCTTCGCATGGGCCGGGTATGTTCCAAGCATTTCTTTCACTGTTTCCTTCGAGATGCGCCGGCGACGCCGCGCGACTCGTTCAGCAATGCTGCCTGCCCTTCCGGGTGACCGACGTCAACGACAGAAGACGTAAGGTCGTCCTGCAGTCCAATACTCCGCTTTTGTTTTCCGGTTCATCTATCACCACCGGGATCAATTGCGTCGCCGTCATCAGTATTGGGTTTGCTATCGCTGAGTCTGTTGGCGCCCCGCTTGGGCCCACGGAACTTTTAACCGCTGCGGCTGCTCGTGCCGGGTATGTGATTACTATTGATTTGTGTCGTGACTATTCACACATTCAATTTTTGAAGCACAGCCCTGCCTATGACACCCACGGAGAGTTGCGAGCTGTCCCGAACCTCGGGATTTACTTGCGATCAGCATGGCAATGTAACGGTGATCTGCCTGGCCATGGTCCGCTTCAACCGCGGGCCGAGGCTTTTCAACTCGCTTACCTAAACGGGATGTATCCCCGGATTCGCTCACCATTCATCGACGCTCAGAAAGCAATCGTTGCGCACGCAACTAGCTCTAAGAAACTCGATTCCGCGATCCAAAGGATGCTCACGTACAAGGTTGAGTCAGGGGCAGTGAATTTCGAGTTGACCACTCGCGAGCTTTTCAGAAGGTACACAACACCTGATGGAGTGAACGAACCCATGTCACTCGCTTCGTGCGACTACTTTTGTGAATCGACGGCCCACATGGCCTACGGCTTACATTATGCCGATGTCGCTACGGAGGTTATACTGCGCAAGGACTACGGATTGGGGATCCGTACCGGCTACCCACCACACTATCCACGCAACTGAACACCTGGAGTTCATTCGTGTCCACGCTAGAGGCTTGTCAGATCCTCTCTGTGTGAAGCAACACCACTTATAAGATTGACTAGATTTGGGGTCCGACGTAGTGGAACGGAATGAGCGGTGCGTTTCGCGCACAGCCCCCCATTGAAGAACACGG